TGGATTTGTCATTGATGGATTTTATGAAGAATGTTTTAAAACCAACAAAGAAATTCCTATGGTAATGATAGTAAGGCTTAAGAAGGTAAAACGTGATAGCTTAAAATAAATTCTAGTTTAGATAAGCAAAGCGGCTCACTGGCACTACACCGTGAGCCGCTATTATGATGTCAGTCTTTGCGGTAAAACATGGTTTCGTACCCGTCAGCTCTAAGTAAGATATCCGACATCCACGCCGGGGATCTTCCCATCTGCTCACATACAGCCTTCAGGTCAACACTAGGACAACATTCGATGATCAATTCATCATGCACGTGTCCTACGATAAAGCTGTGCCGGAGGGTCTTCATAGCATTGCAGAGGATGTCGCGGCTGATGGCCTGCACGATGTTCTCAACGAACTTCGGACCGTAAGATTCAATTCGTTCCCACTTCTTTGTGGATCCGACACCTTCATAAGTTACGGATTCGCCGCCAAACTGGTTTTCTCCGATGCGGGGCTTAACATATGAGAGCCTGCGACCGGAAGGAAGCTGGATGAACAGCATACCGCTCTTATAAAAGAACTGGATCCCGCGCACTGAGGTCTTGGTATGCTGCTTGATGGCGGTCTTAACAGCCCGGTCAATATCCCACCAGAAGGTTGTAATCATAGGGTTGGCAGCACGCCAGGAATCCACAAGCGGCTGCAATTCTTCTTCAGGTAGGCCCATCTCCAAAGCCCCCATACTTTTCAGGGCACCCACGCCGCCACCGTAACCAAGAGCCAATTCTGCGATTTTGCCTTTCTGCCGCAGGTGACTGTTTTCACCATGCTTTTCAACCTTGCACCTAAACATCTTGGATGCTGAAGCGCAATAGATATCGCCGCCGTTCGCGAATACTTCCGAGCGCCAGTCTTCACCGGCAAGGTAAGCCAGGACACGTGCTTCGATGGCTGAGAAGTCGGATACAACGAACTTATAACCATCACGAGGTACGAAGGCTGTTCTGATCAGCTCCGATAATACTGTCGGTACCGAGTCATAAAGCAGATCCAGCGTCTCATAGTCACCACTACAGACAAGATTTCGTGCCTGTTCGAGATCAGGCAGGTGGTTCTGAGGAAGATTCTGCAACTGGATCAGACGGCCTGCCCATCTTCCGGAGCGGTTGGCTCCATAGAACTGAAACATGCCGTGGGCTCTGCCGTCCTTGCAGACAGCGTTCTGCATCGCCTGGTATTTCTTCACACTGCTCTTGGCAAGCTGCTGACGGAGCAGCAGGGCATCCTGCACATGCTGTTCATCCGTTGTTTTGATAAGTTCCTTTACAGACTTCTTATCCAGCGACTCTGTTTCTACCCCATTATCTGAAAGCCATTCCTTCATCTGCTGCACACTGTTGGGGTTATCGAGGTTTGTGATATCCTGCATGGCAGCGGTCAGCTCTTCACGTGCCTTTTCATCAATCGCAATAGCGTTATCCACGACCGTCATATCCAGGGCGATGCCTCTGTCATTGATTTCCTGATCAAGATGGTATTCATCCCAGACCTGATCGGGAACAGGGTAGTTTGCAAGCTTCTTCTTGATAGCCATTTCCACTTCAACATCACGCCGGTTGTAAAACTTGAAGCGTTCCCACTTCTCCGGATCATGTTCCGGGAGATTACGGGTTCTGCCACCGTTCGCCTTTGTAGGCTTGCAGGGATTACAGAAGTACCGGATAAGATCTTTGCCTTCCTTCAGCTTCTGATCTTCGAGCCTGAGTACTGCACCGACACCTTCAAGCGAAAGTGGCAAGCCCATATAAGCTGACCAGATCATGGTACATTTCCATGATGCCGGGTCCAGATACTTACTGGCAGGATCTTCCGGTATGCTGTAGCCGGTGAAGTACTCAGGGTGGTAACGCTTCAGCCAGTTGGACAGACAGATGCGCTCAAAGGACGCATTGAAAGCCCACTTGGTAACAGTCTCATCAGAAAGTGCTGCGAGGATGTCTTCCGGGATCTCATCACCGCAGGCAAGGTCATATACATTGATCGGTTCGCCATCCACAGAGACACCGAACAGCAGTATCTCAAAATTATCAGACTCAGCGTACTTGTATGCTCCGCATTTGGAGATATCAATGTCGCTGTAAGTCTCCAGGTCTATCGACAATTCTTTCATAGGTTGTCTCCTTCGTATATGTGCTTTATTCTCCCGGGTCATCAAGCGGATCTATGATCACATACAGTGAGTCAAGCGGGTTGATCTTGTCCGGGAACCACTTCAGGCGCTTTTCGACCGGGCAGTAGTCCAGGAAGTAATAGCCGCTTTCGGGTGCCAGCTCCCATGCAGAAGGCTCATTCTCCAAGTGGTCAATAAAGCGCTCAGCGTCACAGGAGCCCTTTGCAATGTATTCGTGCTTAAGCAGGGAGCCCTTCTTATAGAATCGGACTACTTCAAAGTCGCGGGCATCGGGATTCGCGTGCTCATCACACACGATTAGGTCAACGTCCTCCGGTGGCATTACTTTGGTAAAGCTCTTCATAATATCAAACAGTTTCATGGTCATCCTCCTTGTGAAAAAGAGGGCGGCAGCATCGCCGCCACCCTCAGGTTTGTTATCGCTTGTCTTCAAAGAGCTTCTGGAAACGGAGCTCAGATTCTTTGTATTCAAGCTCATCCTTTTTCTTCTTGCGTTCGTATTCTTCCTTGTCGCGGGTCTTAGCCTGAATCATGAACTTGATCCCGATGATCAGACCAACCAGGAAGGTTACGAGAAGACCGCAGCAGATAATGTTACCAATAAGAGTTACTACACTGTTTGCAAATTCCATGATATTTACCTTGCCTTTCTAAGTTTTTCGCAGGCAGCGGCGGTTAAGCCGCCACCTGCTTTGATTGTCGTTAATCGAGGAAATCATCCTCATCGTCCGCTGTAGCAAAGTCATCCTCAGCTCTGGACTTGCCTCCGAGAGGTTCACCGTCGCGGATCTTCTGAAGGTTGTTCAGGCCGCAGGCGATCCCCTTGTTACCGTTGCTGTTGAAAGCGTAGAGGTTGATGGAAGCTCTGCCATAAACGCCGGAGTACACTTCGGAGCGCTCAAGGATAGGCTGTCTGTCTGCATCTACGATGCCCGGAGCTGTAGAGCTGTTGGCGTTGATGAAGTAGCTGTTCTTGTAAGCCTCATCATCCGGTCTTTCCAGATCGCCGTCACGGAGAGGTGTCTTGATAGCGGTGAGGGGAGGAACGGACTTACCGTTGCCCTTCAGCTTGCTCTGACCTTCCTCATAAGCCGCCTGGATAGCAGCATTGATCTTGTTGATCGTGGCTGTGTCGGACTTCGGGATGATGAGCGAGACGCTGTACTTCGGAGCGCCGCCGTTGATGCTCTTCGGGTCCCAGACATTGGCGTATGACCATCTGGTGTTGACTCCTGTGATAACTTTGGTAGGAATAGATACGTTCTTCATAGGTTTTCTCCTTCTTCTTTGAAATCATCTTTTGCAGTGTTTAGTGCCGGCCGTTTGTCCGAGTTCGGCACGAGTGTCGGTTTACCGGGCGGCTTTGTGATCATACCGCCAAGCAGTTCTTCAAATTTCTTCTTCCCAAGAAGGGAAGTCATTGCTGTGATACCGAGTACCTTGCGTTCGTAAGGGTCGTATCCGGCATTCTCTACTGTTGCAGCAACAGCTGCATCGTCTGTGTACTTTCGTACAGATCTGCCTTCCACTACCTTGAAGCCTTTGTACTCAGTGCCGCTCATGGCCTGCTGCAGTGCGTACTCTTTGATATCGTTTGCCCATGCCACCAGATCGTCGATTCGGGGAAGGATGTCCGCTATCTCAGAATCATCAAGTGTTGCAGGTTCTTCAAAATCGTAGGCGGCAAGCTCCATGTTGTAGGCTGCACGTTCGCGGCAGGTCGCTTTGACCTTGCAGAACTGGCAATGGTCTCCGGCGTGATATTCACCTTCGCCGTTGTAAGCCAGCTGTGCGGTAGGAGCCAGAAATTCTTCAGCCCACTTCAGGAGCTCTTCCTTGCTGATCGTGAAGGTGCTTACGTTGTCCCTGCGAGGCTGGAAGATCGTCATCTCAACGGATTCGATATCGTAGATCCCGTCGTAGGTGTCGAGAGCACCGAGTGCATAGCACATCATCTGAGGGTTATTCTCAGCCTCTACGAGGATCCCGAGACCGTACTTGAAGTCGATGATCTGCAAGACCTTATCCGCGATGATGAGACAGTCGCCGGTTCCGAAACCATCCGGTACCCATTTTGAGAAGTCCAGTCGCTGCTCTACCAAGACCTTCGGATCCTTGCATAACTGCTTTGCCTTTTCATATTGCTCTAAAACGTAGTTGCAGTATTCGTCGGTGGATTCCTCCATCTCAGTATCGAAGTAGTCCAGGTTCTCAGTCGGGTCCTTAACGTCTTCGCCTAACGCATGAAGCACCTTGTACTCACACAGCTCATGGGCATCCGTGCCTTGTTTGGCATATGGAGAAGCTTCATCATTTACATCTGCACACAGCTTTGCAGATGGTGGACATGACAGCCACCGGTGCGAGGCTGATGCAGAGAGGTATGCGTGTCTAGGCATCCTTTAATCCCTCCACTTCTTCTACAAGGGCGGGATACTGATCCTCCGGAATGTCGGTAAGGCTTCCACCGTTAGCGTACTTCTTGACCAGGGCTTTCACCTGAGCCTTGAACTGGCCGCCGGATTCATTTGCCTTTGCTGCTAGAAGGGCTCTGACATCTTCCTTCGAGTAGGTCTTCACCGCAGGCTCAGGAGCTTTCGCTTCTTTCTTTGCAGGCTTTGACTTCTTCTCAGGAATAGCTGCAGGAGCTTCGTCTTCGCTGAAGCATTCCATAATGGCACTTGCCGTCTGAATAGCCATTTCTCCGCAGGTTGTAAGATCGTCCAAGATCTTAACCAGGTCACGTAAGCTCTGGACCAACTTCTTTCCATACGGAATAAAATCTTTGAGTATCTTTGACAATTCACTTCTTTTGTCCATTTTGTCATTCTCCTTATTTCGTAATGTTCAGTTTTCAAGGTTCGTTTGCGCTGCCGCCGTCGGATTTCCCGGGGCGGCTTAATGAATAGTTCTGTCGTTCATCGTTGCACCTCCGTTTTCCTGTTCTGCCGTACTAGGTATGAGAAGGTGCCGTTTTCCGATTTTCGATGAAATATTTTTTTGAAGCTCATCCGGTATCTGCACCTTTCGGGGGACTAGGTATGAGCTGAGGGCATTTTCCGATTTTCAGGCAAAAATATTTCCGGTCAGAGATGGCCGGATTTTTCTTATACAAAAGGAAGCGATTCGCTCACGAAAAAAATGTTTTAAATGTTTTTCTCATAAAAATCGGAAAACGGGTCTGCCTCATACCTAGACAGTCGGAAAGCCAGATTTGGCTTTACTACTGCGAACGGAAGGGGTGGTTCCTATGAGGGTATTTGGCTTCAAGACAAGTAACAACTCAACAATCAGATAACAGGAGGCAGAGATATGTTTTTTGTTTTACAAACGGCAAACGTGACTGCCGATGCCAAGAACTGTTTTTACCCGAACAGGGCAGAAATCCGCTCCGGGGAAGATCTGAAGGCAGCAGTCCGTTTTGACCATGTATGCGGTGAGTTCAAGAACAACTACCGCAGTATCATTAACTTCCTTAAGTCCAATGTCATCGTGATGGATTGCGATAATGACCATTCTGACGATCCTGCCGACTGGATCACGTTCGAGAAGCTGGAAGAGCTGTTTGACAGCATCGACTATGCAGCGGCACCAAGCAGGAACCATATGAAGGTTAAGGACGGCAAGGCGGCAAGACCGAAGTTCCACATCTACTTTCCTATAGAAGAAACGGAAGACGCTGATCACTATGCTGCCGTCAAAAGAGCGATACAGAAGGCTTATCCGTTCTTCGATGACAACGCGCTGGATGCAGCCAGATTCATCTTCGGGGCTGATGCGAAAGAGGTTGTCTGGCATGAAGGCTGGATGAATATCGACGAAGAAGTGCAGCCGTCATATGAGGAAGAAGAAAAGCCCGCTGACAGCTCAGGTCCGATTACGGCAGGGAACCGCAACAATGCGATGAGCCACTTTGCAGGGCGTGTTTTGAAGAAGTACGGGATAACGGATAAGGCAAAGGAAGCTTTCGACGAACATGCGAAACGCTGTGATCCGCCACTTGAAGAGTCAGAGCTTAACACCATTTGGAACAGCGCGGTCAGGTTCTATAAGAAGACCGTCATGACGCAGCCAGGATACATACCACCGGATGAGTACAACGCTGAGTTCGCTTCACTTAAGCCTGATGACTTTTCAGATATAGGAGAAGCAAGAGTTCTGGTGAAAGAGTACGCCGGGGAGCTTCTTTATACGGATGCAACCGAGTTCTTGAGCTATGACGGGATCGTCTGGCGCGAGAACAGGCAGAAGGCGGTCGGTACCGTGGAAGAGTTCCTTGATATGCAGCTGGTAGATGCCAGGGCTCAGTTCTCTTCTGCAACACAGGCACTGATCGACGGCGGCATTCCTGAAGAGGTCGTAAGAGCTGGCGGTAAGGCTTTGGAGAAGCTGATCACGCCGGACCTGAAGGATGCCTATAAGGATTACCTTGCGGCGAAGGCTTACTACGCATTCGTTATGAAATACAGAAACTACAAGAATATCGTGAATACCCAGAGTGCAGCTAAGCCGATGGTGGCAGCAGATATCAATGCATTCGATGCTCAGGAGAACTTCCTTAATACACCGGATGCAACATACGATCTGGCTAAAGGTCTTGCGGGTGCAAGATCGCATAATCCGTCAGATCTGCTTACAAAGATCACGAACGCATCTCCCGGCGATGAAGGAAAGCAGCTCTGGGATGATGCACTGCAGACCTTCTTCTGCGGCAATCAGGAACTGATCGATTATGTTCAGGAGACTGTAGGACTGTCAGCTATCGGCAAGGTCTACGAAGAAGCACTCATCATCGCATACGGCGAAGGGCGTAACGGTAAATCGACGTTCTGGAACACAGTGTCGAGGGTACTTGGAACATACTCTGGTGCCATATCGGCAGATGCACTTACGGCAGGCTGCAGAAGGAACGTAAAGCCTGAGATCGCAGAGCTTAAGGGCAAGCGTCTCATCATCGCGGCAGAGCTGGAAGAGGGAATGAGGCTTTCAACATCAATCCTGAAACAGCTGTGCTCCACAGACCAGATCAGGGGCGAAAAGAAGTTCAAGGATCCTTTCGACTTCACTCCGTCACATACGGTGGTGCTTTACACGAACCACCTGCCGAAGGTCGGTGCGTCAGATGAAGGCACATGGAGAAGACTGATTGTGATCCCGTTCCATGCAAAGATCGAAGGCTTATCAGACATCAAGAATTACTCAGACTACCTTTATGAACATGCGTCACCTGCCATCATGGCCTGGATCATTGAAGGCGCAAAGCGTGTTATCGCGAATGACCACAAGACCAAGAAGCCGCAGGTCGTAGTTGATGCTATAGCGGCATATCGCGGCATGAACGACTGGATGGGTCTCTTCTTGGAAGAGTGCTGTGATACCGGCGACGGTTTGGAGTGTAAGTCCGGAGAACTGTACGAAGAGTTCAGGGCATATTGCCTTAGAACAGGTGAGTACGCACGTACCAATGCTGACTTCGTTTTGGAGTTGGAGAAGAGAGGCTTCGACCGCAAAAAGAAGAAGTCAGGTATGTGGGTGCAGGGGTTGCAACTCAAAAACGCAGATTTCAACTGACAGTAAATGTAAAAAGGTGCAGGGGGTGCAGGACATATACCTATATCGCGTATAGGAGATTTTTTAGGAAAAATTTCTATATGGGGGGGGATTAGAAACGTCCTGCACACCCTGCACCCATGAAATTTCATGACGGAGGAATCGTAATGAACTTTTATACATGGATGATGAAAAAGCACTTAAGAACAAAGGACCCGGTGGGCGACCTTGCGCGTGACATGCAGCACGATAAGGAGTTTCCACATGACGGAGACCATGATGAGATCCGTTTCTACCTTGAATGGTGCAGCGCCTGTACGGGATGCCTGGATGCATTTGAAAGGGCGTGGAAAAAATATGAGAGAGAAGCAAGTAGAGCAGAAGCTGGTTCGGGCTGTAAAGGTCAGAGGAGGAATCTGTCCAAAGTTCGTATCACCCGGATTTGACGGGATGCCGGATCGTGTCGTGCTTCTTCCTGGAAGGCATTTTGGATTTGTGGAGGTCAAGGCACCCGGAGAGGTGGCAAGGCCTTTGCAGGCATCACGACACCGGCTGATGAAAAGACTTGGGTTTCAAGTATACGTGCTTGATGATCCTGAGCAGATCGGAGGAATTTTAGATGAGATACAAGCCACATAAATATCAGACCTTTGCAATCGAGTTCATAAAGAACCATCCGGTTGCGGCAATACTGCTGGATATGGGTATGGGCAAGACAAGTATCGTGTTGACAGCACTGAACTACCTGATGTTTGAAAGCTTCGAGGTTCAGAAAGTTTTGATAATAGCACCTTTGCGAGTTGCGAGGAATACCTGGAGCGATGAAATCAAGAAGTGGGATCACCTGAACGGCTTACGGTACTCCATAGCGGTAGGTACAGCAGCAGAGCGGCGTAAAGCACTTATGGCAGATGCGGACATATACATTATCAACCGCGAGAACGTGCCTTGGTTGGTAGAGAAAAGCGGACTGCCGTTCGACTACGACTGTGTGATCGTGGATGAGCTTTCATCATTCAAGAACTGGCAGGCAAAGAGGTTCAAAGCATTGATGAAGGTAAGACCGAAGATCCGGCGCATAGTTGGGCTGACTGGAACACCGTCTTCCAACGGATTGATGGATCTGTTTGCGGAATTTAAGGTTCTGGACATGGGGCAGAGGCTTGGAAGGTTTATAAGCCAGTACAGGCTGAACTATTTCAAGCCTGACAGAATGAACGGTCCTATCGTTTACACCTACAAACTTTTGCCGGGAGCCGAAGAGCGGATTTATGACAGGATCTCCGATATCACCATTTCCATGAAGGCCGCTGATTATCTGGATATGCCGGAGCTTATAAGCACCGAGTATAAGGTCTACCTTGACGATGATGAGCGTGCAAAGTACGAGGAAATGAAGGATGAGCTTGTTTTACAGCTTCCGGGCGGTGAGATTACGGCAGCAAATGCAGCGTCTCTTTCCGGGAAGCTCAGTCAGCTTGCTAATGGTGCTATTTATGACGATGACGGTTCCGTAAATGCCTTCCATGAGAGAAAGTTAGATGCATTGGAAGATCTGATCGAAGCAGCTAACGGTAAACCTATTATGGTCGCCTACTGGTTCAAGCATGATCTTTCGAGAATCACAGAGAGACTGAAACACCTGAAGGTCAATTTCGAGAAGCTGGATTCAGACAAGAGCATCGAGAACTGGAATGCCGGAATGTTGCAGGTCGGGTTGATACATCCTGCTTCTGCAGGTCACGGGTTGAACTTACAGTCCGGCGGCAATGTCATCGTATGGTTCGGTATCACATGGAGTCTGGAGCTGTATCAGCAGACCATAGCAAGACTTTGGAGGCAGGGTCAGACTTCGGGGACAGTTACAGTCATTCATATCGTAACGGATGGAACCGTAGATGAGAGGATTCTGAAAGCACTTGCCGCAAAGGACAACACCCAGAAGGCGCTGATCGATGCGGTGAAAGCTGAGGTGGTGATGCATGGCAGGTAAGAAGAATCTTTCTGAGGATCCATATGAACGACTTGCAAATGCCATTGTGATACAGGCGGCAGATGACTATAGGATAGCACTGAAAAAGATCAAGGCTCATCCGAAGAACAAGGAAGCCATAAGCGAAGCTTTGGAGTTAGAGCGGTTCTTCCGTTCCGGCTGGTACAGCCAGCTTACATCCGTTGACGGGGAATACCTGATCAGAAGGCTTCAGGAAGAAATAAGACAATCAGAGTCAATCCGAGGGAGAAAAAACAAATCCAATCGGAGGTAGCTTATGAACAGACATCAGCAGGAAGCGAAGAAATATTTATCACAGGCGTTCGGACTGAACCAGCGGATCGAGAGCAAGCTGGGACAGATCGAGGATCTTCATGACCTGGCAACAAAAGCAACGGTGACATATTCGGATATGCCGAAGAGCCCGAACAGGGATGGCTCCAGAATGGAAGATGCCATTATTAAGATTATCGATCTGGAGAATGAGATCAACCAGGATATGATGAAGCTTGTGGAATTGAAGAAGGATATCATCCGCAGGATCAAGGCTGTAGAAAGTGCGGAACTTCAGACAATACTGGAGCTGCGGTACCTGTCCTATATGAGATGGGAAGAGATCGCTATTGAACTTGGTTATGGAATCGATAATGTATTCCGTCTTCACAGGAATGCCCTGGATGAAATAATGATTCCGGAAACAATACAGTAAAATCAAGTTCGGTACAGTAAGCCTATGTGATAATGTTAAACTGGCAAAAGCGAAAGATGAGAGAGCCGTTACGGAGCAGAATACCGTGGCGGCTTTTTCTATGGGAAAGAAGGTGGAATGATGCCAAGGAAACCGAAGCATCCATGCTCTTATCCCGGATGCCCGAAGCTGACAGACAAAAGGTTCTGTGAAGAGCATGAGAAGCTGAGCAACAGTAACTATGAGAAGTACGGCAGGGATAAGTCTACGAAGAAGAGATACGGTCGTGCATGGAAGAGGATCCGTGACAAGTATGCTGCGGAGCATCCCTTCTGTGAGCTGTGTTTTGAACGTGGGATTATCGTGCCGACTGAAGAGATCCATCACAAGCTGCCTCTGAGTGAAGGTGGCACGCACGATCGAAGTAATCTGATCGCGCTGTGCAAGTCGTGTCACTCAACCATACACGCGAAGAGAGGGGACTACTGGGGAAATCGTCGCGGGTAGGGGCGGGTGAAATCTCTACAGGTACGGCTCCCAGGGAACGGCGCGGGGGTCACGCGTGCAAAATCGCGAAATGAAAAGTGAAATTTGGAAGGAAGGAGGGCGATGCTCTATGGCTGGAAGAAAGCCGAAGCCTACAGCTGTGAAAAAGCTGGAAGGCAATCCGGGAAAGAGAAAACTGAACACAAAAGAACCGAATCCGGGTAAGGGAATGCCCGACTGCCCTGCATGGTTATTGCCGGAAGCGAAGACAGAATGGATCCGGTTATCGGAGAAACTGAATCAGATGGGGGTGCTGACGGAGATAGATCGGTCTGCATTTGCAGCATATTGTCAGTCCTATGCCAGATGGAAAGAGGCCCAGGAGCATATCAATTCCGAGGGCGCTACCTATGAAACGGAAAATGGTATGCAGAGACCGAATCCGTGGGTTGCGATTTGTAATACGGAACAGCGGCTGATGATGCAGGCGGCATCCGAGTTCGGACTTACTCCGTCTGCCAGATCGAGAATCATGGCAGCATCCGGTGTCGGCAAAGACGAAGAAGATGAGATGGAGGCATTACTTGGGGGTGAGGCTTAATGGCGGAGAGAAGACCTGCGGGTTATCCGAAGCTGAAGAATTATAAGCCGTCAAGATTTATGCTTCCGACATCTCACTATGATAAAGCGAAGGCTGACAGGGCTGTGAAGTTCATCGAGAACCTATGCCACACTAAAGGCAAATGGGCAGGCAAGAGGTTCTGGCTGCTTCCCTGGCAGGAGCAGCTGATCCGTGACATCTTCGGAATCGTCAAACCTGATGGGTATCGGCAGTTCCGAACAGCCTTTGTGGAAATATGCAAGAAAGTAGGTAAGAGCGAATTGGCAGCAGCCGTCGCTCTTTATCTTTTGTATGCAGACAATGAACCTTCTGCTGAAGTGTATGGCGCTGCCGCTGACCGGCAGCAGGCCAGCATCGTTTTTGATGTGGCAAGGCAGATGGTGGAGATGTCGCCGGCGCTTCTGAAACGGTCGAAGCTGATGACGGCAACAAAGAGAATCGTTAATTATGGAAATTCAGGATATTACCAGGTGCTCAGTGCAGAGGTCGGGGGTAAGCATGGATTTTCAGTCAGTGGATTGGTGTTTGATGAGATCCATACGCAGCCGAACAGGCAGCTGTATGACGTTCTGACAAAGGGATCATCGGATGCCAGACAGAATCCACTGCATTTCATTATCACCACGGCAGGCACGGACAGACATTCCATAGCCTATGAGCTACATACGAAAGCGGTGGATATTCTGGAAGGCCGGCGTGTGGATCCGACTTTCTATCCGGTGGTCTACGGACTGAAGGATGATGAGGACTGGGAGGATGAAGCAAATTGGTACAAGGTCAATCCTTCGCTGGGATACACCGTGGATATCGAACGTTTGCGTGATGCCTACCGGGAAGCAAAGCAGAATCCGGCAGATGAAGTGACTTTCAAGTGGCTGAGGCTGAATATGTGGGTTTCAAGTACCGTAGCATGGATACCGGATGCGATATTCATGAAAGGAAATGAAGAGATCGACCTGGCTGCTCTGGAAGGCAGGGACTGTTACGGCGGCCTGGACTTATCCAGCACAGGAGATATCACGGCTCTGGTCCTGATGTTTCCACCGAGAGATGAGGATGAGAAGTACATTCTGCTTCCGTTCTTCTGGGTGCCGGAAGAGACGATACCGCAGAGAGTGAAGGCGGCTTCCGTTCCTTATGACATCTGGGAGAGGCAGGGATACCTGTTATCGACTGAGGGAAATGTAATTCATTATGACTTCATTGAGAAGTTCATCAACGATCTGGCGGAGAAATACCACATCGTCGAGATTGCAGTGGACAGGTGGAATGCCACACAGATGATCCAGAATCTGGAAGGTGATGGATTCACGATGGTTCCGTTCGGTCAGGGCTTTGCTTCAATGTCCGGACCAACGAAGGATTTTTATCGCCTGCTCATGGAAGGACAGATCATTCACGGAGGGCATCCAGTTCTCAGGTGGATGGCCGGCAACGTGGTAGTCGATACGGATCCTGCCGGAAACATCAAGGTGACGAAGGCAAAATCGAAAGAAAAGATCGACGGCATTGTGGCTGCAATCATGGCGCTTGACCGGTGCATCCGCAATCAGACGGAACCGCAGGGGAGTGTTTATGATGAGCGCGGTCTGTTGGTCTTCTGAGGATAAAGCAATGTTGATTATATCGATGATAGGCTTCCTTGTGATTAGGGAAGCCTTGAATCAGGCATATGAAGGAGGGAATGGCAATGGGAATACTGAGCGGTTTATTTCGGAGCAGGGATAAGCCTACAGATAGAACAGCAGGAAGCAGCTACAGCTTCTTTCTGGGAGGTACTTCGAGTGGCAAGTATGTGACAGAACGGTCTGCGATGCAGATGACAGCAGTGTACTGTTGCGTGAGGATCCTGTCGGAGGCAGTGGCAAGTCTGCCATTACAATTTTACAGATATACCGATGATGGCGGTAAGGAGAAAGCGGTGGAACATCCGCTTTATTTTTTGCTCCATGATGAGCCGAATCCGGAGATGACTTCCTTTATCTTCAGGGAGACTCTGATGACGCATTTGCTCCTTTGGGGCAACGCCTACAGTCAGATCATCCGCAATGGCAAGGGTGAAGTTGTTGCGCTGTATCCGCTGATGCCGGATCGGATGAAGGTGGATCGTGATGAGCATGGAAGGCTTTATTACGAGTACACCGTTTATGATTCGGACGATGTGGACGGCAGGAAAGGCACCAATAAGGTTGGAAGAACCGTAAGGCTTCAGCCTCACGATGTGCTGCACATTCCGGGTCTTGGATTTGACGGTCTGGTTGGATACAGTCCGATCGCTATGGCCAAGAATGCGATAGGGCTGGCAATCGCTACGGAAGAGTATGGCAGCAAGTTTTTTGCCAATGGTGCGGCTCCTTCCGGTGTGCTGGAGCATCCGGGGACTATTAAGGATCCGAGCAAGGTGAGGGAAAGCTGGCAGGCGACCTTCGGAGGAAGCGGCAATGCAAATAAGATTGCCGTTTTGGAAGAGGGCATGAAGTACACGCCTATCAGTATCAGTCCTGAGCAGGCTCAGTTCCTGGAGACAAGGAAGTTCCAGATCGATGAGATCGCGAGGATCTTCCGGGTGCCGCCTCATATGATCGGTGATTTGGAGAAGTCCAGCTTCAATAACATTGAGCAGCAGTCGCTGGAGTTTGTGAAGTACACGCTGGATCCCTGGGTAAGCCGTTGGGAGCAGGCAATGGTGAGAGCCTTGCTGACTCCGGATGAAAAGAAGAAATACTTCTTCAAGTTCAATGTGGACGGCTTGTTAAGGGGAGATTACCAGAGCAGGATGAACGGCTATGCGACAGCCAGACAGAACGGCTGGATGTCCGCCAATGACATCCGTGAACTGGAGAATCTGGACAGAATCCCGGCGGAACAGGGTGGTGATCTGTATCTGATCAATGGAAATATGACGAAGCTGGAGGATGCCGGGATATTTGCGGCAGGCAACAACGGAAAGGAGGAAGGAGATTCCGATGAAGAAGTTTTGGAACTGGAAAAGCAGGAAGATCAGAGACCAGGCTTCAGGCGAAGAGGTCAGTGAGAGAGTGCTTTTCCTGAATGGAACCATAGCAGAAGAGAGCTGGTTTGACGATGATGTCACACCGGCTCTTTTTAGAGAAGAACTGAATGCCGGAACAGGAAACATTACGGTCTGGATCAATAGTCCGGGCGGTGACTGCGTGGCAGCGGCTCAGATCTATAACATGCTGATGGACTATAAAGGCGATGTCACGGTGAAGATCGATGGCATTGCGGCATCGGCGGCAAGCGTGATCGCGATGGCAGGGACGAAGGTGCTCATGAGTCCTGTGAGCATGATGATGATCCACAATCCGGCCACTATTGCTTTTGGCGATACGGTGGAGATGCAGAAGGCGATCAACATGCTGGCTGAAGTGAAGGAATCCATCATGAATGCCTATGAGATCAAGACCGGCATGAGCAGGACGAAAATCTCACATCTGATGGATGCGGAGACCTGGATGGACGCGCACAAGGCGGTGGAACTGGGATTTGCTGATGACATTCTCGAAAGAGAGGGCGTGGAAGCGGATGTCGGTTCGCCGGAGGTGTCGATGCTCTATTCCAGGGCGGCGGTGACCAATTCGCTGATGGATAAGATCGCGGCGAAGTGTCACATTAAGCCACCGGACAGTTGCGCCGGCGCAAATGAAGTAACTGAAGACAGTGTTGGTGATGGGCGTTCCTGTGATGAGATCAGGGAACGCTTGAATTTTATCAAGAGATTCATTTAAGGAGGAATCGAGCTATGACTATCAAAGATATGATCGAGAAGAGAGCAAAGGTGTGGGAGACCGCGAAGAACTTTGTGGATACCCACGAGAATGAGAACGGCGTTCTGTCTGCGGAGGATAACGCGACTTACAGCCGTATGGAGCAGGAAATCGAGGATCTGACTGCGGCTATCGACCGCCAGCAGAGAGCCGAGGCAAGGGAGGCTGAATTCAACAAGCCTGTGAATATGCCTCTTACAGGAAGACCTGCGAGACAGGAAGTGGAGGAAAAGACCGGCCGTGCTTCCAATGCTTACAAGGAAGACTTTGGTGCGCATCTCCGTGGAAAGAGACCTGTGCATAATGTTCTTTCTGAGGGCGTGCAGGCGGACGGCGGTTATCTCGTGCCGGAAGAGTTTGAGCGTCAAATCGTGATGGGCCTTGATGAGGCTAATGTGGTGAGAGGTCTTGCGAAGGTCATTACCACAAGCGCGGAGAGAAAGATCCCGATTGCGGCGACTCATTCTACCGCTGCATGGACAGCTGAGAATGGTGCCTATACTCCGAGTGATCCTTCCTTCGACCAGAAGACCATCGATGCATTCAAGCTTACTGACCTTGTGAAGGTTTCCATCGAGCTTCTTCAGGATTCCATGTTTGATCTGGAGTCTTATATTGCGGCTGAGTTCGCAAGAGCTTTCGGTATCGCAGAGGAAGAGGCTTTCTGTGTGGGTACCGGAACCGGTCAGCCTACGGGTATATTTACCGCGAACGGCGGACAGGTGGGCGTTACCGCTGCAGCAAACAACGCTATCACTGCGGATGAGCTGATCAGCCTTGTGTATGCGCTTAAGAGTCCTTACCGCAGAAATGCAAAGTTTCTTATGAACGATGCCACTATCGCTGCAATCAGGAAGCTGAAGGACGGCAATGGCGTTTATCTTTGGCAGCCTTCCCTTCAGGCAGGCGAGCCGGATAAGCTCCTGGGCTATGACCTTTACACTTCGCCTTATGTTCCTACGGTTGCATCGGATGCGCTCACCGTGGCTTTCGGTGATTTCAAGAATTACTGGATCGCTGACCGTTCCGGTAGAACCGTGCAGAGACTCAATGAGCTCTACAGCACCAATGGACAGGTGGGATTTGTCGCAACAGAGCGTGTTGACGGCAAGGTGATCCTTCCTGAAGGTATCCAGCTTCTGAAGATGAAGCACTAAGGAGGGCTGAAGCATGAGTGATTACAATGCAAAGAATTATACCGAACAGGGTGGCGATGTCACACATATCGGAGGAAAGCTGATCTTTGAAGAGGGAAGTTCCGTGGAGGGGCTTCCTTCTTCTTTTACACCGGCAGAGAACCAGGCGGACAGTGAAGCGACTACGGTTGCGGCGCTGAAAGAGGACTTTAATGGTCTTCTGGCAAAACTTAAGGCTGCTGGTCTTATGACAGCGGATGCGGATGACACTGACGACACAGAGTAAGAAATGCGGGGCGGTGGAGCAATCTGCCGCCTGTTTGTGAGGTGATGCAGATGACTGTGACTGTGGAAGAGATGAAAAGTTATCTCCGGGTTGATTTCGAGGATGATGATTCCCTGATCGCAAATTTCATAACGGCGGCGAAAAAGCAGTGCATGGATATCCTGCGGACGGATGATGAGGCGGATCTGGATGCCTGTGCTAACGGGAGGATTGCCGTGATGTTTACGGTGGCTTATCTGTATGAGCACAGGGAAGAAGCTGATCATCATGCGATGGATCTGACGCTTCGGGCTCTGCTGTTCGGCAGCCGGAAGGAGGGATTCTGATGGATGTGGCAGCTTTGAGATCTAAAGTGACATTCCAGAAGAATGAAACAGTGACCGACAAGTACGGCAATCACAAGAATGCCTGGACGGATTATTATACCTGCTTTGCCACGATCGGCGGTGAAGGCCTGGCAAGTTCCAAGGAAGAACAGACTGCCGGAACTACGGTTGAGGATTTCAGTATGACTGTTTCCGTTCGTTATTGTCAGAAGGTTGCCGCAATCGATTCCACGCATTTCCGGGTGATGTTCATGGGTGAGATCTACAACATCGTGAACATCGACCACATGAACTTCCAGAAGAAGTCATTGAAGTTCACCTGCAGGAAGGAGCGGCGCTGATGGCACAGACGATAAAGATTGACCAGCTGGCGGATACTGTGATGAAGGGTATGGAGGAATACGCGAAGCTTGCTGCGGAGGACCTGAAGAAGGATGTCCAGAAGGCGGGCAAGACCGTAAAACAACAGATCGAAAGCACGGCTCCGAAGAAGACGGGAAAGTATTCCAAGAGCTGGGCGGTGAAGAAGACCAGGGAAACGTCAGATTCCATCCAGATCGTGGTGCATTCCAAGCGCTACCAGCTGACGCATCTTTTGGAGTTTGGCCATGCGAAGCGCGGCGGTGGAAGGACAAGGGCGTTCCCTCACATCGCGCCGGCGGAGCAGGCAGGTATCGAGCAGCTGACAAGGGATATCGAGCGTGACCTGCAGAAAGGCGGTTAAAGATGGAGATGTTGCTTTTGTTATTCGTGATCGCTCTTGGGGTTGTGGTGATCTACGTAGCCATTTACCACGGTACCCGGAGGGGCGAGGATTGTCATGGTTATCCGTATAACTGCCCGGCCTGTCGTCATGCTGCGGAATGCATTATCGAGATCGGGAGGAAGAAGGATGACGCATGAAGACGTAATGCAGATGCTGGCTGAAACAGAGATCCCTTTTGCGTATGACCATTTCGCGGAAGGGGAAAGTCCTGATCCGCCATTCATCTGCTTTTTATTTCCGGGTTCGGAGAACTTTGCCGCTGATGATGTGGTTTATATGGAGTTTTCCAACCTGAGTATTGAACTTTATACCGATGAGAAGGATCCGGAACTGGAAGACAGCGTGGAAGCGGTGCTGAACGCGCATGAATTGTTCTGGAACAAATCGGAGGTATGGATCGAATCAGAAAAACTATACGAAGTGCTGTACCAGATGACGGTATAGCGGAAAGAGAGGTTAATTATGCCGAGTACAAACAACAAGGTGAAGTTCGGCCTTAAGAACTGCCATTATGCGAAGGCGACACTTGATCCGGATACCAATGCCGTGACATTTGGTACGCCTGTTGCGATTCCGGGTGC